CAAGCCATATGTAACGCAGTTCACACCCAAGCGGTCAAGGATGCCTATGCCGCACACTTAGCAGCACAGGAGACAGAATAATGGCTGTAACTTACACTTGGACTATTCCAACCCTTGAGCGTCACACATCAGATGGTGGCGTTTACATTGCTCATTGGCGCTGCACAGGCGTTGATGACGATGGCAACACAGCATCAGCTTATGGCACTTGTGGTCTAGAGTATGATACCTCTGCGTCCGACTTTACACCTTATGCAGATATTACTGAGGCTCAAGCTCAAGGCTGGGTCTGGGGTCATGTATCCCAAGAGGATACTGAAGCTGCTATTGCTGCTAAGATTGATGCGATAGCTAATCCAACGACTGCTGACGGAGTTCCGTGGGCAGCATAACTTGAAAGGAGATCAACGTGACTGAAGACAAAAAGGTCATTACGATTGACGATGTGGAATACACCGAAGATCAACTGAGCGACACTGCAAAGATGTGCATAAATCACATCAATTCGCTAGACCAGAAGATCGGCTCTGCGCAGTTTAACTTGGTGCAGCTTCAGATGGGCAGGCAAGGCTTCATGGCCGAGCTAAAAGCCGCCCTTGAGCCTGACGCGGAATAGCCGCGCAGCACAACGAAAACGCTAGGGGCAGCAAAACGCTGCCCTTTTGCGCATCAAATGGTCATGTGTTACACTGCGGCAAGCGCGCAACACCAACGAGGCAACGATGGCTCTGATTAGATTAGACGTACCCGCTGGGGTTTACCGCAACGGCACCGACTTGCAGAGCATGGGCCGCTGGCGCGATGCAAGCTTGATACGTTGGATCGACGGCACGATGCAGCCGGTCAAGGGTTGGCGTAAGAGATCTGACACGGCAACCGCTGCGATCACGCGCGGCATGACAACGTGGATCGACAACAGCAGCGACCGCTGGATTGCTGCCGGAACGTATAACAAGCTTTACGTCTACAACAGCGCAGGAAATCAATTCGACATCACGCCGAGCGGCCTGACCGCTGGCCGCGAAGACGCTATAGCGTTTACTGGATACGGCGGCGGCTTATTTGGCAGCTACGCATACGGCGTTGCGCGGCCAGACACTGTACGCATCCAGCCAGCGACCGCTTGGTCGTTGCAGCCGTGGGGCGAATACTTGCTGGCCAATAACGAAGACGACGGCAAGGTTTATGAATGGCAGCTTAACACCGGCACGATTGCTGCGCAGGTCGCCAACGCGCCAGTCAATAACCGCAGCATTGTTGTCACGGCAGAGCGCTTTTTGATGTGTCTCGGCGCAGGCGGCAATCCACGCCTTGTTCAGTGGTCTGACCGCGAAGACAATACGACGTGGACGCCTGCCGCGACAAACGAGGCTGGCGATCTTGAGCTGCAGACGAGCGGGCAGATTATGGCTGGCGTGAATGTTCGCGGGCAGACGCTTATCCTGACAACGACAGACGCGCATGTCGCCAACTATATCGGACCGCCATATGTGTACGGCATTGAGCGCGTTGGCGCAGCCTGCGGGCTTGCGGCTAATCTTGCATATGCCAAGGTTGACGCTGGGTGCTTCTGGATGGGCGTGCATGCGTTTTACGCCTACACCGGCGGCGGCGTGCAGGAGATCCAGAGCGACGTGTCTGACTACGTGTTTAACGACATCAACCGCGCGCAAATCAGCAAGGCGTTTGCCATGTCAAATGGCGACTTTGGCGAGATATGGTGGTTCTACCCGTCCAGCTCATCAAACGAAAACAACAGATACGCCGTGTATAATTACGTCGAGAACACGTGGTCTATTGGCGAGCTGGCGCGCACGGCAGGATCTGACTCCGGCACATTCAGGCAGCCGATGATGTTTGATCCGTCAGACAAGAAGATATACGAGCATGAGATCGGCTTCGAGTATGGCGGTTTGACGCCGTTCGCGGAAACCGGCCCGATTATGCTTGGCACCGGCGATAACGTCATTAGCGTGACGGAGATGATCCCAGACGAAAAAACGCAAGGCGATGTCAGCGCAACGTTTAAGACGCGTTTCTATCCAAACGGAACCGAGAGATCATACGGGCCGTTTAGCATGGCCAACCCAACCAGCATGCGCTTCACTGGCCGTCAGGTGCGGATGCGCGTTGACGGGGCAAGGCTTGCCGACTGGCGCGTTGGCATAAACCGACTGGACACTGTTGCGGGTGGACGTAGATGACGCAGCAGTACCGCGCACCAGAGCCGCAGGGCGATGACTGGAAGTCATGGGCGCGGCGCATGATGCTCTATCTTGGTCAGACGCGATCACCGCTTGTGCAGCAGACGGGCGGCGAAAGCGCAGCAGAAGATGGCGTGCTGATGTGGGATCGCACAAACTTGTATCCCGTTGTCAGCAAAAACGGCGAGTGGCGGCAGATCGTGCTGGAAGATGGCCACGCTGATTTCATCCTGACGTCAGACGTCACGCCTGTTGCCGCCAACACGGCGTACAAGCTCACATATGACGCGCCCACAGGCAATGACGGCATCACGCAAGGCACGCCAGCGTCGCGCATCGTGTTCGAGGAGGCGGGCCAATATGTTGTATCGTTCTCGGCGCAAATATCATCAACGTCAGCCAGCACTGTTCACTTCTATTTTTGGCCCAGCGTAAACGGAACCAACGTGGCAGATAGCGGCATGACCACTGCGCTGCACCAGAATAACGCCACGCTGGTCACGTCGCGCACGCAGATATTCACTGTTGCGGCGAATGACTACTTGGAAGTGAATTACATGATCGACAGCACAAGCGGCTTTCTGAATTACACCGCAGCGTCTTCGCCGGTGCCAGCGATACCCGCGTCAACCTTAGCAATTACGAGGCTTCATGGATAAAGAGCTGGAGAGATGCCGTGACTGGATTGAGGCTGCCTTGGAGCATTCCGGCGGCACGCATGACTTCATCGACGTGGCCGAAGGTATATACAAAGGAACGATGCAGCTCTGGCCCACGCCGAGGGGGTGCATAGTGACCGAAATAGTGGTATATCCGAGAAAGAAAGTTTTAAACGTGTTTCTTGGCGGCGGCGAGTTGGATCAGATTTTAGAAATGCATGAAGATGTGATAGCATGGGCAAAAGCGCAAGGATGCTCTGCGTTGACCATGACGGGCCGGTTTGGCTGGAAGAAACCACTGAAGGCGCATGGCTGGGTGCCACTGCACGCCTCATATGTGAAGGAGTTTGAATAATGGCAGGCGGCAAAGGCGGGTCAACAACGTCATCAGTTACGATCCCAGAATACATTGAAGAGGCTGCGCGCCGTAACTTGGCAAAGGCCGAAGGCATTAGCCAGATTGGCTATGTGCCGTATTTCGGGCCAGATGTTGCCGCGTTTACGCCGTTTCAGCAGGCGGGCTTCCAGCAAACCGCTGACGTTGCGTCTGCATTTGGGTTAGGAACGCCAACAACGCAAGCTGATATTATGGGCGGCATGCCGGAGCCAACACAGTTTGCTGGCGGTGTACGCGGATATAGCGCAGCTCCATTGTACCAGCAGGCCGTTGACGAGCTTGCCGCGCAGCGCCCAGCGCAGGCGCAATACATTGAGAGCTTTTTCATTGATCCCGTGACAGGCCAAGCAGGAACACGCGTGCAGCCTGCTGTGGATTACAGCACTATGGGTACGATGGCAGACATCAGAGCGGCAGATCGTGCAAACGAGTTGGCAATTGCACAGGCGCAGGCAGCTGCGGGGCCGCAAAATGTTACGTTTGAGACTACAAGCTTTGCTGCCAATCCAAATTTGGCTGTGCAGCCTAATGACCAAATATTTAATATCGCGCCGCCAGAGGTTCAGATTGCTCAGCAAATAATGGCAACTGACCCCACAAACCCGCAATACAATGAGGCGTTTCAAACCGTTTACGATTACCAAGCAGCGCAAGCAGCGCAAGACCCGACAGGGCAGTCAACTGGGCTTGGCATAACGCCAGAAATAATTGATGCAACAGGTGTTGCGGCATTCTTGCCGCCATCAAATGTGCAAGCCTCTACGATGATTACAAATCCAGCCGCAGGAATTACTGACACAAGCGAAGCATCAACCGTTCAGCAAGTAGTGGACGACATCCAAGAAGGTGTAACTGGCATCGCGGCGAATACATTGCTTGGCCAGATACTGCTTGATGACACTTATCAAATAGGTGGTGTAAATAACCCAATCGAAAGCCCGACCGTAACAGAAATGCAAGAGGCCGCACCTACGGGTATGGTTTACGACACTTCAACCGGCGGCTACGAGCGGCCAGACGATGTGAGCGCAGCCCCGACGCAATACCAAATGGTCGCTACAGGAACAGACGCTGCTGGGAACACAACCTATTCTATGGAGGATACCGCAGCCGCAACAGCGCCACCCGTGAGGCCCACATCTAGCGACAGCGACAGCGGTGACAGCGGAGGCGGCGGCGGTGGATGCGTGGTTGCGACCCACGCTGTAAACTCTGGTGCGTTTACGCCTCGCATGAAGCGCGAGGCCGTTGTTTGGTGTATGGATAAGCTGCACGGCAAGTGGTGGGGAGAGGCCATACGCAGAGGCTATCGGCATCTTGGCAGTAAGAAGATTGCGGAAGGCAAGGCCCACAACCATTATTCAGAGTTTAGGGATTACATTGACTTCGCAAGAGGCAAGAAACGCACAATCATGGGTGGCATACATTTTGCCGCCCGCACGACCCAATTCTTTGTGGTCGGCTTAGTTAGAAGGAGCGCATAAGATGGCTGGACAAGGTGCAAAAGGTGGCGGTCAGGTAGCGATGCCAGTAGCAGGCGCAGGGCCGCAGCTCGGTATGATGCCAATCGCCCCGACAGCGCAACCGGCAGCGCAGCCCGCGCCGCCTGCATTGGCCCCGACTGCTGGGTTTAACGTAAACCAAGCAGCGGCTGGCGCATTGCAGCAGGCGATGGGAACCGCGCAAAGCGGCCTCGGTTTCACGCCACGCCAGATCGAGGCGGTCGGATATACGCCAGCCCAGCAAGCCGTCGCCGGACAGCAAACTGGCTTCGCATACCAGCCATCGCAGGCAGCGGCTCAGCAGCTCGCAACGACTGACATCAGCCAGTATCAGTCGCCGTATCAGCAGGAAGTCATCGACATGACCATGCGCGATATTGCGTCTGCGCAGGAAAAGGCGCTCAACGTGCAGGGCGCGCAAGCCCAGCGCGCAAGAGCGTTTGGCGGGTCACGCCAAGGCGTTGCCGAAGCAGAAACGCGCGCGCAATACGGGCAGCAGGCGGCAGACGCGGCGGCGCGTTTACGTCAGCAAGGGTTCCAGCAGGCGATGGGCGCGGCTCAGTTTGACATTGGCCAGCGAGCGGCAACGGAAGCGGCAAACGTCGCGGCGCGTCAAGCTGCCGAGCGCTTTGGCGTTGGATCGCTGCAGCAGGCGCAGGCGGCAAACATTGCTCGCGGCCAGCAAGTTCAAGCATCCAATGTGGCGGCGCAAAACGCTGCTGCGCAATACGCGGCTCAGCAGGCGGCATCTGCTCAGGCGCAAAACTTGGCAGCGCAGCAATCCGCAATGGGTACGCGTTTGGGTGCGGCAGGGCAGCTCGCTGGACTTGGCCAGCAGGCATTCGGCACTGGCCAAGCGATCCAGCAGCAGCAGATGCAGCAGGGCCTTATGCAGCAAGGATTGCAGCAGGCGCTTATCGATGCGGCGCGCGGCCAATATGCAGGCTACACAGGCGCACCGCAGGCAGCGCTTTCAGCGCCATTGGCGGCGCTTGGCCAGACGCCAGATCAGTCAACGACGACAACGCAGAACCAAGCTGGTCTTCTAAACTACTTACAAGCGTTTGCTGGGTTGGGCTAACACATGGACTACCGCCAAGCAGCCAGAGACGCGGCACGCAAGTACGGGATAGACCCCGACATGTTCCTGCGCCTCATACAGCAGGAAAGCAGCTTCAGGCCGGACGTCGTAAGCCCGAAGGGCGCGATCGGCCTCGGCCAGCTCATGCCTGCGACGGCCAAGGAGCTTGGCGTAGACCCGACAGATCCGCTGCAAAACTTGGAAGGCGCTGCAAAGTATCTAAGCCAGCAGCTCAAGCGTTTTGGAGATCCGTCGCTTGCGCTGGCCGCGTATAACGCTGGGCCAACGCGTGTGGCCAGACTTGGCAGGGTGCCAAATATTGCGGAAACGCAAAACTATGTGAAGACGATTTTAGGAGAAGGGCAAACCAAGATGGCAACTCCAATGGATAGGGCGCGCGAAGAAGAGCTGCGCATGCAGATGCTGGCCAGCGGAACGGCCCCACAAGCAGCGCCACGCGCGCCACTGTCAGCGCTACGGCAGGATCGCCCGCAGGCAGCGGCAGCACCGCAGCAGCGCAGAAGCGGCTTCGGCGGCATCATGGATTACCTTGGCAAACGAAGCCCGACAACCGGCCTAAGCAGAGCGGAACAATTTGCTGCGGCGCTCGATCCGCTCATCATGCCGGAGCTGCGGGCTGGCGAGGCGATCAGGGCGCGCGGCACGCAGCGGCAGGCGACTGCAACGAAGAACAAGACGGTCGAGTATCTGCGCAGGATGGGGTACAACGATTATGCTGATGCCGTGGAGAGCGGGGCAATCGGCGCAAAGGATATTATGAATGCGCTGGTCAGTAAGTCGCTGGAGACGCCGAAGGATACAAGCACAGCGGGCATGAGAGAATATGCTCAAGCTGTTAAGGATGGTTTCAAGGGTACATTCCTCGACTACAAGACGGCCATCAGCAAAGCTGGCGCGACAAGTGTTAATGTGGGCGGTGATGGAACGTTCCAAGAGTATGGCCAGAAAGAGCTGGGTAGAAATTATGCCGAAATGGCTGCAGCTGGCCGCGATGCTTCAGCTAATCTTGGCAGAATTGAGTTATTAAGCGACCTGCTTGATGAAAGCGACACCGGATTAAGCGCAGGTTTCTTGTCACGCGCAAACCAATATTTTGGCGTAGACTTTAGAAGCGGCCCTGCGGCGGCAGCGGAAGCCATAATAAGCCAGCTTGTGCCAGCGCAGAGGCCAGCCGGTTCTGGCGTTATTTCGGATGCAGACTTGGCTTTGTATAAGGCGTCTTTGCCCGCCATCCAAAACCAGCCAAACGGTAACAAGCTTATTATTGGCAGCATGGTTGCAATTACTAAGCACAACCAAAGCGTAGGACGCATCGCGTCTAGAGCGCTTACTGATCCAAACTTTAGCATTCAGCAGGCAGAAGAGGCTATCGCCGCCCTGCCAGATCCGTTTGAGAGTGTCAGGGGTCTTCTTGGCAGCGGCGCAGATATACCCACGCCGTCCATGACAGAAGAAGAAGCGCTTAAAATGCTAAACCCACCGAGCGGAGGTTAACATGGCTGATATGACATACGCCGAAGCCTCTAATGTTCAAGCGGCGATCGCCGCATTGGAAAAGCTTGAGGCCGCCGGAACGATAAGCGAAGACGGCCAGAAGGCGCTGGACGCTGCACGTAAAAAACGCAAGCCAGCAAGGCAGGCTGAAATTGAAACCATCGCCACATATCGCGGCGCGCAGAAAGGCGTCAGCTTAGGTTTGGCTGACGAGATCGCTGGCGCATACCAAGCGGCAAACGAGTTAATCCGCAAGCGCGACATTGAAGGCGCAAAGGCAGCATATGCAAAATATCGTGACCTTGTACGCCAGCGCGACGAGGCGGCGCAGCTTCTGGCCCCAGAGCAGTTTGCTAAAGGCGAAGTCGCAGGCGGCGTTGCGGGTGCAGTGTTGCCTGTTGGCACGTCTATGCGTTTGGCTAGAGGATTAGGAACGGCAGGGAAGGTTGCAACTGGCGCAGGCACAGGTGCAGCGACAGCGACGCTCCCAGAGTTCGCTGGCGGCGAAGGTGGCTTCGGGCCACGCATGGCAGAGGTTTCGCCGTTTACTGCAGCAGCAGGAGCAACGATTGGCGCTGCTGCGCCAGTGGCGGGTCGCGTGGCTGGCGCAACAACCAGAGGCATTCAAAACATAGTACGCGGCGGCGAAGAGGGATTCAGCGGGGCTGCGCTGCGCAGAGTTGGCCGTGCGCTGCAGAGGCCACAGGTGGCTGGCCAAGATATTCAAGCGTATTTACGCTCACTTGGCCCAGAGGGAACAGTCGCAGACATTGCAGGATCTCCGCGCAGCATGGCGCAGGGGTTGGCCACCATGCAGGGCGAGGGCGCAGACGTCTTACGCAGGCAGCTTGAGCAGCGCGCAGGCGGTGCAGGAGAGCGCGTAGAACAAGTTATGTCTGAGCGTATCGGCCCCGCGATTGCAGCGTCTGAAGAGCGCGCAGCGCAGGCCATGCGCAAGTCTTCTGAGCTTGGGCCAATGTATGATGCTGCTATGCAGAGCGGCGCAGAGTTCGACGTCAGCGCGTTGCGTTCTGGCTTGGTTATGATGGCAGACGACGCTGCAGCCAACGTCAGAAGCGGTTTAAACGCCGTTTTGCGTGATCTGGGTAAGGAGGGGCCGGTTTCGGCATCTAAGTTGCACAACGCCCGCAGCGCCTTGGGCGACGCGATTACGTCTGCCAGAATAGCTGGGCAGAATAATAAAGTCAGGCAGTTGATGCCCATATTAGATGATATGGACAGGCGTCTTGATGAAATACCAAACTACGCTACAGCGCGCGCCGGATACGCCGAAAGCTCACAGATTGAGCGTGCGGTGGACAATGGGCGTTCTGTGTTCGCTGGCGGCCCGACATCCGCGCTTTCGCCAGAAGACTTGAAGGCAATGCTTGATAAAATGAAGCCGCTTGAGCGTGACGCATATGTGAAAGGCGCGAGAGAATACATTGCCGCCCTTATGGGTACGTCAAGAAGCGACGCGGCATCTGCGTGGCAGCAATTTGACAAGTCTTGGAACCGCGAGAAGTTGCAGCTTCTGCTTGGCAAGCCGGACGCGGATGCGGTCACGCAGAGGCTGTTTGCCGAAAAAGAGTTTTCCGGCACGCGCGGCGATGTTTTGGCCGGATCGCAAACTGCTTTCCGAGAAGAGGCTGCAGAAAGTTTGGCCGACATCAGAGAACCAGACAGCATGCGCAAACCGTCACCCATCGCGCGCGCCTATCAAGGGATGTTCGCCGACCCAGTAAACCGTATGATCGACGAGGTGCTTTATGGGGCCAAGCGGTCAAACCTAAATCGAGAGATTGGTGAGTTACTGTCGATGCAGGGCGTAGATCGTGACAGACTGGTGCCTGTTCTGTTACAAGAGGCCAAGCGGCTTCAAGACCCAACACGCGCGCAACAGATAACGGACGCGCTTGTGACTTTCGGCCTGACAACTTACGGCGCACAAAGCGGAGAATAACATGCAACCACAGCCAAAAGATCGTCGTGAAATCGAAAGCATCGTGCAGAATGCGATCAGCGAGGCCGTTGACTTCGTTGAGAGCGAGATCAGCGAAGACCGCATCAAGGCGCAGCGCTACTACGACGGCGAGGTTGATATTGGCCACGAAGACGGTCGGAGCAAGGTTGTGGCCACAAAGGTACGTGATACCGTACGCTCTGTGAAGCCAAGCCTGATGCGGATCTTCATGTCCACCGCGAGGCCGGTAGAGTTTATCCCGAAGGGGCCAGAAGACGTTGCGCTGGCTGAGCAGGCCACCAGCTACATCCAGCACGAGTTTACGCGCTTGAACGGCTACCGCGTTCTAAACGACGCCTTCCAAGACGCCATGGTGAAGAAGCAGGGCATCGTGAAAGCATATTGGCACGACTACCCCGTTGCGGAAATATACACCTACACCGACTTGTCTGATGACGAATACACGTTTCTGATCCAAGAGGATAACGTGGACGTGATCGAGCATACGATGGAAATGTCGATCGAGGTGGACGAGATGGGCATGCAGATCGAGCTTCCTGTCCATTCGGTCAAGATTAGCCGCACTGAAATGAAGGGCGAGCTGCGTATCGAAAGCATCCCGCCAGAAGAGTTTTTCGTAAACCGCGACTGCCGGTCATTTGATGACGCATATGTCGTGGCGCACCGCACAGATATGCGCGTCGGCGATCTGGTAGAGATGGGCTTCGACTTCGAAGTCATATCCAACCTGACGCCATTTGACGGCACAAACGATATGTCTGGCGCAGAGGTGCTTGAGCGCCAAGGATACGAGGAAGACTTGTCAGACGAAGACGAGCTAGACCCGTCCATGAAGCTTGTGGGCATCACAGAAGCCTACATGCGTATGGATGTTGACGGAACAGGCGTGCCGGTGCTGTACAAGTTTCTCTGCGGCGGCACATCATACGAGCTGCTAGACTTCATGCCGTGCGACGAGATCCCGTTTGCCAAGTTTGAGATCGACCCAGAGCCACACAGCTGGTACGGACACAGCCTTTCTGAGCTGGTGGAAAACGATCAAGACGCCGCGACGTCTATTCTGCGTGGCATCTTGGACAACGTGGCGATGACCAACAATCCGCGCATTGGTATCGTGGATGGCGCAGTAAATATAGACGATGTCCTAAATAACGAAATTGGCTCACTTGTGCGGATGCGCCAAGCCGGATCTGTGCAGGATCTCAGCGTGCCGTTTGTCGCCGGTCAGACGCTATCTGCGCTTGCGTATATGGATCAGCTCACCGAGCAGAAGACGGGCGTTACAAGCGCCTCTGTGGGGCTTAATCCTGACGCATTGCAGTCTACCACCAAGGCAGCCGTTCAGGCGTCTGTGCAGGCCGCTGCGGGCCAGACAGAGGTGATGGTGCGCAACTTGGCTGACGGCCTGCGTGACCTGTTTGGCGTCATGCTGCGCCTAATGAATAAGAACATGGACGAAGAGGTCATGATGCGGATGAACGGGCAATATATCCCCGTCGACCCGCGTGTCTGGGATACGTCTATGGACATCAGCATTAACGTCGGGCTTGGAACTGGCCGCGAAGAAGAAAAGCAGATGGCATTGAACCAAGCACTGCAGATGCAGCAGATGGTTTACCAGCAATATGGCCCGATGAATGGCTTGGTATCGCTGACCAACATCCGCAACACACTGGCAGACAGTCTGGCGCTGTCAGGTGTACGCAATGCCGACCGCTATTTCGCGCCGATTACGCCGGAAATCGAGATGCAGATGTTACAGATGCAGCAGCAACAGCAGGCTATGATGGCGCAGCAGGGTCAGGCGCAAGATCCAAACGCCGCATTCCTGCAGGCTGAGCAGATCAAGGTGCAGGGCAAAATGCAGTCAGACATGATGAAGCTGCAGCTTGATGCGCAGAAAGCAGCCGCCGACAACGATCTGAAGCGCGATCAGATGGCTCAGGATCTCATGGTGGACGCAGCCAAGGTATATGGCCAATACGGCACTGCCGTAGACGTGGCGCGCATCAAGGCCGAGCAGGATAAAGTTCGCATGATCGGCGGTATGGCTCAGGGTACACCACAGTGAGCGCTGACATCCGCATACAAGCCGATGACGCAAAGCGGCTAAAGAATGACACGGCGTTTCAGACGTTCGTGGACGATGTTCGTGAGGAGCAAATGCGCATCTTCGCCAACAGCGCAGCCTCCGATATAGAGATGCGCGAAGAGGCGCACGCAATACTGCGTGCGTTAAACAAGATCGGTGACACACTCGACGCTGCGATTGCAGCAGAGGTCATTTTAGATCGCAAACGAAGGAACTAGCACCGTGGAAGCGACTAGCCTAGATAATGCCGTAGAGGCAATGTTGGCCCCAGAGCCAAGTGAAGAAAATCAAAGCGAAGCAGTGGAAGCAGCTGAAGCGCCAACTCAAGACGTTGAGAGCGAAGCAGTTGAAGATGTTGCGGAGGGCGATGATGACGTCGAGGCATCCGGCGAAGACATAGAAGACGCAGAATATGTCGAAGATGACCAAATTGATGACGACGACCTAGTAGAGGCGGCTGAAGACACCAACCTCATCCCCGTTAAAATTAACGGCAAAGAAGAGCGTTGGACACTGGATCAGTTAAAGCAATCTGCGGCGGGTCAGGGTTACATCAATCAAAAAATGCAGGAAAATGCTGCCTTGGAAAAGAAATACAAGGAGCAGTCTCAGGCATTGGCCCAACAGCAGCAACAAGTCTTGGCTATGTATCAACAAGCCCAGCAAGGTGGTCTGCAAGCCCCAACCCCACCGTCGAAAGAGCTTTTTGACCAAGATCCAATTGGATACATGGAAGCGAAGCTCACATATGACGAGGCAAAGGCCGCGCACGACCAGCAATTAGTCCAGTTGCGGGGAATGCATCAGCAACAAGCGCAGCAACAGCAAGCGGCTAGACAAGCCTACCTTGCCGAGCAAGCGGAAGTGTTGAAGCAGTATATCCCCGAAATCGCAGATCCCGACAAAGGCGAAAAGCTGAAGGCGGGCATCATAGACACAGGCGTTCACTACGGCTTCACGCCGGAGGAAATGGCTGGCGTGTCTGATGCGAGATATGTGCGGGCGTTAAACGACGCGCGCAAGTATCGTCAACTGGTTGCCAATAGGCAGAAGTCACAGTCAAAAGCTGATGGCGTTCGACCCGTTGTCAAAGCTGGTGCAAAGAAACGCCCAGACGGACAGGCTGCAACCCGTAAAAAAGCGCAACAGCGCTTGCAGAAGACAGGCTCAATCGATGACGCATTGAGCTTGATGTTAAAAAGCTAACTCCTTGAAAGGAAACGACAATGGCCCAACCGGCAAATACATTCGACACATATGATTCCGTAGGAATCCGTGAAGATTTGGCAGATGTAATCTACAATGTAGACCCATCTGAGACACCGTTTTACAGCAAGTCTGCTAAAACAAAAGCTAAAAACACTCTGGTTGAGTGGCAAACACAAGCGTTGCGCGCGTCAGCCGTAAACGCTCACATTGAAGGTGACGCGACATCTGCCGATGCCGTTACGCCGACTGTGCGCCTCGGAGCGAGAACCCAGATTTTTAAGAACGCTGTGGTTATTTCCGATACCGATGAAGCGGTGGACAATGCTGGCCGCGCCAAAGAAATGGCGTATCAAACATTGCTTATCGCTAAAGAGCAGAAGCTCGACATCGAAAAAGCGTTGTTTGCCAACCAAGGTAACGTAGTAGGGTCAAACACTGCTGCGCGTAAAACTGGTGGTGTACCATCATGGTTGATTACAAACGTAAACTTCCAGTCTGGTAACTCTGGTGCAAACCCAACCGGCGACGGCTCAGACGCGCGTACAGACGATGGCACACCAACTGCGTTTTCGCAGGCCAAGTTTGACGACGTTATGCAGTCAATCTGGGAAGAAGGCGGCAAGCCAGATACAGTATATCTGTCAGCCTTCCAGATGAATGTTGCTCTGGGCTTCACTGGTAACAACAACCAGCGTTCAGCGGTACAAGCCGGTGACGAGACTGTGGTCAAGTCGCTTGCAGTCTACGTGACACCGTGGGGTACGGTTCAATTCATGCCGTCACGCGAAAACCGTAGCCGTGACGTGTTCGTGCTGCAGGACAACATGTGGGAATGCGCAGTATTGCGTGGAACCAAGAACGTTGCCTTGGCCAAAAATGGCGACAACACTACACGTCAGGTGACTACAGAGCTGGCGCTTTGCTCGAAAAACGAGAAAGCCAACGGCGCGATTTACGACAACACCACATCGTAATATACTACAAGAGGGGGCGGCTTCACGCCCCCTCTGCTTAACGAGGGATCGACATGAAAAAAGTTTTAGTTGTAGGCCACAAGGTTCACACGTCAATTGGCAAGCTGGTCAAAGGCGACAACGCCGAGCTGCCAAGCGCAGAGGTTGAAACGCTGATGCGCGTTCGCCCAGACGCAATGAAAGTGCTTGGCGATGTTGAGCCAGCGCCTGCACCCGCACCAACGAAACGCGCCAAGAAGAAATAAGACATGGCGAAGATTTCGGAAAATATCGACTTTGAGCATGACCACATGGTCATCAAGCAGCGTCACGACGTCAGCCAGTCGCTCAGAGACGCGCAGGCAGCGAAAGACGCTGGCATAGGCATGTCAGGCGAAAACCGGCTTGTTGGCTTCGTAGACGGCGCTGTGCTTGGCGCATGGCTCAAGGAGGCCGGTGTGTCATGGTCTGACACGGAGGCGGCCAAGGAGGTCGTCAAGCGCAAGATGATGTCAGGCGAGTTCGCCAAGATGCGCGTCTGGGAAGGGTCTTACTGATGGACGCTGACATGCTCTGGACGGCGGCATTGACTGCCGGATTGGGCCTGATCGGCTGGGTATTGAAGAGCGCTGTGGACGAGATGCAGCGCCTCAATATTCTGCTGAACAAGACCCGCGAAGAAATGGCTAAAGATTACGTCACCAAGGCAGACAGCACAGCCGTCATGGCGCAGATCGTGGCGCGCTTTGATCGCATCGAAGAGAAAATAGACAGGCTAATGGAGCGATGAGCCATGATAGATCCAGCGACCGCAATCATGGCAGCGTCCACAGCGTTCAACGCAATACGCAAGGGCTGCCAGATCGGGCGGGATCTGGAGGGCATGGCTGGCGATCTGGGGCGCTGGTCTAAGGCGATCAGCGACTTCGACTTTGCAGCGAAGCGCGTAGAAAACCCAAAATGGTATCAGAGCTTCGGCAGCGTCGAGCAGCAGGCGATGGATCTGTTTGTGCAGAAGAAGCAGCGCGAGAATATGCGCGACGAGCTGCGTAAGATGATTAGCGAAACGCTTGGCCCGTCTGCGTGGCAGGAACTGATCCGCATGGAAAACGAGATCCGGCAGAAGCAGAAGGATGCGATGTATAAACGCATCGAGCGCAAGGAAACGATCATTGCGTGGGCGGCTGGCTTGCTGCTGTTTCTGATTTGCGTTGGCGCGCTGTTTGGCTTTGTCTGGATTGCGGTGAGGCGCTGATGGCTGACGGTGTGAGCGGCATAGGCTCTGCACCGTTCAACGTGCAGTCGGACATACACCAGCAAACGCAGACGCGCGAGCGTATAGAGGCGCATCTGGTGGAGCAGAGGGTAACAAAGGAGCATAGGGCCAACCACACGCATTTGGAGGCGCTTCGGGAGCAGAAGTTGGATCTGGGCAACGGTTATGATAAGTTCGGCACCAAGACCAATGCTGACAGGCCGCAAGGCACTAACATCAACATAGAGGTGTAAGATGGAAAAGCTTTTGGAATATAAGATCATGCCGCGTCTGATGATGGCCGTGATGACGATTATGTATATACGCTGCATCGAGTGGGCGCTGACGCAGCCCGACCTTAGCACGCAGCAAAGTGCGCTTATTAGCGTTGTTGCCGGCGCCATGACTGGTGCTTTTGCCGTGTGGCTGGGATCTGAGAAATGATTGGCCAGATTATAGGCGCAGTCGGCGGTCTGGCGACAAGCTACCTCGACGGCAAGACGGCAATCCAGAAAGCGAATGCTGAGATCAAGCTGAAGCAGGCAACCGGCGAGATGGATTGGGAGCAGTCAGCCATCGAGGCCAGCAAAGACAGCTGGAAAGATGAGCTGTGGACAATCGTTTTTGTGGCCATATTGTGCATGAATTTTGTGCCGTCCATGCAGGACGTAATGGCAGAGGGTTTCGCTAATCTTGAGACAACGCCGCTCTGGGTGCAGTGGGGCATGTATGCGTCCATCGCAGCCAGCTTTGGCATCCGCACAATGAAAGGCTTGAAGAAATGACGTTTAAACTATCAGCGCGCAGCCGCGATAAGCTGTCAGGCGTGGACGAGCGCATGGCGTCTGTCGTCAACAGCGCAATCCACAGAACCAAGGTCGACTTCGGCGTCATCTGCGGGCTTCGCACCATCGAGGAGCAGCGCGAGCTTGTGAAAAGCGGCGCGTCGCAGACGATGAAGTCCAAGCATATAGACGGGCTGGCCGTCGATCTCATGGCCTATGTCGGCCCGCGTGGATCGTGGGAGCTGAATTTGTATGACGATATAGCCGATGCGATGGCAGAAGCTGCGCGTGAGGTGGATGTGCCAATCAGGTGGGGTGCCGCGTGGACTGTGCCAAATATAGCGCAGTGGGATGGCACGATGGAGGACGCGATGAACGACTACATCGACACGCGTCGCGGGCAGGGCAGACGCCCGTTTATCGACGCCCCGCATTTCGAGCTGATGATCTAACCCAGCATCGCCTCAATGCTGTCATCCATAGCCTGCCGCGTAAACTCGGCGGGCCTTATGCGTACAGTTTTGCCGCTTGGCGCGTTGCGCAGTATAAACAATCGTATATCCAGAGCCACATACGCAAATATTTGCGCATCGCCGTTTGCGCGTGTGAACATATAGCATGGCTTACGTTTTCGATCACCGCGCGGCTCAAGGGTCGCCTTCACTTGCATCGTCAACAGCTCACCGCTGGCCGACTTAACCCATAGGTCATCGTCCTGCATGTCTACCCGATGGCAGCGTATCCCGCGCTGCTCTAGCTCGGCTGCTACGAGAAACTCGCCAGCACGTCCGACGTTGATGCTGTTGGCCACGCGCGCAACATACTGCATTTAAACGATTTTATATAGAGGCGAAAAAAAGTTTCCGTCGTGTGCATTTTTTGCTTGCACCGTGCTGTGTTATCTTTATGTTAACAATATAAGCAATGAGAGAGAAAACATTATGAGCAAATTTTCAGTCACTTATGAAATCGGTGAAAAGAATAACCCCGAAACAATCTGCACACGCTTTATAGAGGCAGACGATGCAGACATGGCGGTGGTAAAAGTTTTAGCGGAAAAAACCGAAGATGGTTATCCGTTAAGCGCAGTCATCATGCTTCGCATCACAAAAGTGGAACGCGTGTAATGAAAGGGGCTACGGCCCCACAACTTAACCTTAACAGGAGAAACCAAAATGAACCTTACGCATACACATGAATTTCTAATCACGCACATCACCGACAGCGGCACCGGCTTTGCGGTACGCACCGACAACGGCGAGAGCGTACACATATCGCCACGTCTGCTCCAGCAGGCGCACGCAAACCTTGATGACATCTGCAAAGGCATCATCGTGCAGAACGCCATCGAGGAGAACCGCGAGCGCACGCCGTGGGTTGCCGCCTACGTGCAGGAACGACGCCCAGCGCGTGACGTGCTGGGCTTGGCGACTGACGCGCCAGCAGAGGCCGTGCAGGCGCCCACCGAGGAGCCTGAGCCGATTGATTGGGCTGACGTCCAGCGCAAGATCATTTCGATGCTCCAGAGCGATGACGTCACCTACTGCGAGACGGCAGACATCGCTGACGTCGTTGGCGTTGAGACGCGCAAGCTTTCGCAGCACCTCGAAAACATGCACGCACGCGGCGAGATATGTCGAGCGCATGTAAACCAGCGTGCAGGCCAGCAGCGCGCAACCTTGGTGCTGTGGAGCATCAACGCGGATGTTTACAAATGATCTGCACGACCTGTGACGGAACCGGCTTCATTGAGTTGCCGCGTTTCGTCAACACGCCGGACAGCGACGCGTGGACAACGGTGCGCTGCCCAGAATGCCAAGACGAAGACGACTTCGACTGGCGCAACGAGGAGGAGGAAGAGTGATGACCAAGTGGACGCAAGACATCATCATCGCCGCAGCGATTGCCGCGTCGGTGCTGGGCTGGATCGGCGCTGTAAGCATGGGGTGGATGTGATGGGGGATGCAAGAAGAGAAATACCCCCACAAGAAAGGCTCGCCATAAAAGACGCTTGGAACCACACTTGCGCATATTGCCGTAAAAAAATAACGGACAGCAAAGATGGCCACATTGACCACATAATCCCAAAAAGCGCTGGCGGCGAATGTTCGCTCGATAATTTTGCTTTATCGTGTGTTCAGTGCAATAGAGATAAGTCTTCCAAAAGACTTCCGAGGTCTTATGAAGGATTGATGCTTACTGTGGCAGCAAAAAAAGCAGAAAAAGCGAGATCGCTTATGAAGCTTACGCGCACAAACAAGAAGAGACTTCTTGATGCGTTTCTTGTCGGTTTGTCTAACGTTATTGACCAATTCAAGTGCGAGGTAGACCAAGCCGAAATACCTATTAAGCTTATGGTCGATGGCGAAGTTTATTCAAAATCTTTAAATTTAAAGCTGAGAGGTTTTGTTTACGAAAAAAACAATAAAGGTAAGTATGGCGCTCAAGCTGTCGCGGAAGTGGTCATGGATATTATGTCAACTTATTCGGGGCCAGCACCGTCGCCGGAGGTCACTAGAGAGGCGGCAAGGAGGTGCAAGGTAAGCACTAAGACAGCTCAAAGGGCTATCAGGCGATGCACTGACGATGGCTTGATTGTAAGGGTTTCCCCGCAGATACTTATGAACGCGGGAGACATATTGAGATGACCCTCGCTGAACCCGTCTTCATGGCATTCGTAATATTCTCGTCGCCGGACGAGTGCAAAGCGTTTGCAAAATACTACGATCTGGCGCGGATCTTTGAGCCGCAATGCGTTGAGATGGGCGGCGAGGCAGACTACCGCCGCCCGTGGCCCGACGTCAGACCACAGCCACGGCCAACACAGGAGAGTAACAATGGCTAAATGGGATCTATCAAAACTGGAAAACAGCGCCAGCGTTGGCGCGCATATCGACGAGGACAGCAGCACGCCGACGCAGCCAACGCCGCTGATGCTGGTCATGTCGATCCGGCGCAAGGCAGACATCATGCGTATGGACGCGGGGCGTGGCCCCGAGCGCCTGACGATCAAGCAGCGCGCCGAAGAGATCATGGCGCTCTGCGAGATGCTGGAGAAGCGGCTGTGAGCGCGCTACGATATGGCAGCGTTTGCTCTGGCGTAGAAGCCGCGACTGTCGCTTGGCATTCGCTTGGCTGGGAGCCGCAATGGTTTAGCGAAATTGAAAAGTTTCCAAGCGCAGTTTTGCAGCACCACTATCCCAACACGCCCAACCACGGCGATATGACAGATTTTAAGGAGTGGCCTAATGACCCAATCGACCTTCTTGTTGGGGGAACCCCCTGCCAAAGCTTCTCAGTCGCTGGACTTCGCAAAGGACTTAGTGACCCACGCGGAAACCTTATGCTCACCTATCTTGCCATTGCTGCACAATATCAGCCCAAGTGGTTGGTTTGGGAGAACGTCCCCGGCGTCTTGTCTAGCAACAGAGGACGGGATTTTGGAACCTTTCTCGGGGCGTTGGGCCAGCTCGGGTATGGGTTCGCCTACAGAGTGCTTGACGCTCAATATTTCGGAGTGGCCCAAAGACGCAGGCGTGTGTTCGTTGTCGGATGCCTTGGAGACTGGAAACGTGCCACAGCGGTTCTTTTTGAGCGCGAAAGCCTGTCAGGGCATCCTGCGCCGAGCCGAGAAACGGGGCAAAAAGTTGCCCCAACAGTTACACAAGGCGCTCCATTCAGTCGCACAGGGAACGACAGAGTAGAGGCAGAGGCATATGTGCCGGATGGGCCAGCAAAATGCTTAACTTCTGGGGTTGGGCAAAGATACGACTTTGAAACGGAAAACTTCCCCATAGCCTTTGGTGCGCAAAATAGTGCGCAACAGGGCGACAGCGTGTCAGAGCATGTCACGCCCACGCTCGACAAAAGCAAAACGCCAGCGGTGGCAATACAAGCACAAGCGCTCAAAGAAAAACAGCCAACATCACAAGGCTTTGGAATTGATGAAAGTGGAGCGTCATACACACTAACAGCGGGTGATCGACATGCGGTGCAATCTGACATGCAAGTACGCCGCCTAACGCCAACCGAATGCGAGCGCTTGCAAGGCTTTCCCGACAACTACACGCAAATCCCGTATCGCAACAAGCCGACAGAAAGCTGCCCAGATGGCCCACGATATAAAGCAATGGGCAACTCTATGGCTGTGCCTGTGATGCGCTGGATTGGCGAGCGGATCAACATGGTGAACAGCATTGGAGAAAAGCTATGACGGAACATATGACACCGCTGGAGCGCTGGAAGGAGCTGGCGATCATCGAGAACGCGCGCATGAAGCGCAGGCTGATTGGCCGCGATGACATGCACGCGTATGCCCACAAGCCGTGGCCGCTAGAAAAGCTGCGCAAGGAGATCAAGCGCTGCCTGAGCAGGCACAGCGAGCTGTCGGTGGGCGACTTGTGCAGCATGATTGAGCAGGACGCCGTGCATATCGACATTGGCCTGAAGACCATGCGGGAGCGGCGCACAATCGTGAAGACGTCGTTTATCGAGGGCCAGCAACTGTACCGGCTGCGCACGCAGGAAGAGTTCGCGTTCTAGCTCTTGCACAATGTTAACGCGGCGTTATAGTGGCCGGATCAACGGAGGTAATTATGAACACTGAGATGAAACAGCTTGGCTCGCGGATCGACGCCAAGGTATTCGAGGCGCTGCGTGACTTGTCCAAGGAGAAGCGCATAAGCATGGCGTCGCTGACGCAGATGGCCATCCTGCGCCTGCTGGACGAGCATGGTGTGGACGTGCAGCGTGGATGATGATTTCACACTGACGCCGGAGCAGCATGCTGAGATGTCAGCGGTTGCCAGCAACACGATGTCCGAGGCAAACGCGCTGATGCGTGACATGCTGGCGATCACCGAGCGCACCGAGCTGCCGGATCTTGCCAAGGTGTACGCGCTGGGCGCTGCCCTGCAGTCTGTGATCGGCTTCATGCGCGAAAACGATTGCGACGTGCAGGACGCCATCGCCATGACCATGGGGATCATATTCGAGACGTACAGCACGCCCGACAAGGAGGACATGCATTGAGCATTGTTACGTGTGGCATAGACTGCGGCTACCGCACAGGCGGCGTGGCGCTGGTCGGTGAAAACTGGTCGGAGGTGCATGACCTGCCCGTGTACAGCGAGGGCGGCGTAGACGTCGTGGCGCTTATGGATATTCTCACGTCTGTGGATCGGCTCGATCACATATGGATCGAGAAGCAGCAGGCGATGCCAAAGCAGGGCGTCAGCTCGACGTTCAAGCTGGGGTACGCGTTTGGCCAGATCACGACGACCGTGGCGCTGTCGCGCACGCGCTACACCATGGTGACGCCGGTTGTGTGGAAGCGGGCAATGAACCTGCCAAAGGATAAAGACGCGGCGCGTAGGATGGCGCAGCAGTGGTTCCCCGACAGGGCGAGCGAGCTGAAGCGCAAGAAAGATGAACACAGAGCAGAGGCGCTGCTGATAGCGCTGTATGGAAGGGGGAAGGCGTGACCATATCGACAACCATGTCAAACGAGGAATACCACCTTAGCGACGCGCTCAGCGCCTCTGGCGCTAAAACAATCGCCATGAAGTCGCTGGCGCATTACAAGTATGCCGAGCGCAAGGAAAGCACAGCATTCGACGTCGGCACGGCCACGCACACGCTGGTGTTTGAGCCGCAGCACGCAAGCACCGTATGGTGCGGGCCGGAGACGCGGCGCGGCAAAGACTGGACGCAGCATAAGGCAGAGGCCGACGCCAACGGCGCGCTGCTGCTAACGGAAGGCGACTACAAGATCGCCGTGGACGCGGCAAACGCGGTGCGCAGCAACAAGGAGGTTGCCAAGTTGCTATCCGGCGATCTGGTCTGCGAGGCCAGCATATTTGCGAAGGACACGCAGACGGGCGTGGATCTGCGCTGCCGTCCAGACGGGTGGCGTCGTGACATCGGGGCGTTGATCGACTTGAAGACGACAATAGCGCCTGACCCCGAAGGCTTCAGCAAGCAGGTGGCCAACTTCGGGTATCACATTCAGGAAAGCTTCTACCGCAGGACGATGGGCCTGATCGGGGAGGAGATCGACAGGTTTATCTTCATCAGCGTGGGCAAGGAAGCGCCTTACCCCGTTGGTGTGTACGAGCTTGACTGGCGCACGCTCAACGAGGGCGACGCGGCAGTTCAACACGCGCTGGAGCAGTATGCGATAGCGCGTAATACGGGCGTCTGGGGCTACGGGTATGGGGAGCTGCAAACGCTCCAGATACCACGCTGGGCGTTCAACTTCACCGCGTCACACGGCGCATAACACAGGCACACAACGTCAAGGAGACAAACATGCCAATATCTTTCGGAGAAACAGCAGACGCGAGCGGCGCGTATATACGGGTCAACCTTCCGCAGAACCGCTGGACGGTAAACAAGGGCGGCGACCCCGAAGCCATCGACATGGCCAAGGGCATCGCCATCGACATTGCCAATGTGAAGTTTGGGTGGCTCAAGATCGCCGTCGGAACGCGCGACTGGCAGGAGTGGCCATCGCCATCGCAGGCAACGCAAAAGCCGACCGAGACGGACGCGGAGGGCAAGCCAGCGTATAAGCAGGGCTTCGACGTGGACTGCTGGATGGCTGACGGCACCAAGGCGCAGTTCAGCAACAACTCATACGGCACGGGGCAGTTCATCGCCAAGCTGTACAACCAAGCGGAAAACGCGCCAGAGTTTGCGCAGGGCATGGTGCCGGTCGTCAGCGTCACGACGTCCACGCCTGTCGTAGTCGGCAAGGGCACGTCATACGATCTGGGCTTCGCCATATCCAAGTGGATTGCGAAACCCGCAGACAGCACACCGCCTAAGCCGGAGCCGGTGCCAACCGCAGCGGCCCCAGTTTCTAGCGTTGTAGACGCAGACGACTTCGGCTTCTAAGATAACAAGCTCCACGCCTGCTCCGGCGGGCGTGGTTATAACAAAAGTTAAAACGGGGAAGCGGGATGAGCGTAAACTATTTTGCAAAGGTACGGGAAAGCGTCGTAACCGAGATCGGCATGGCTCCGCAGGGGCGTCGCAACGAGGCGCTGAACCTAGCGGCATACGCGCTGGGTCGGCACGCGCACATGGACGCCGTCAACATAGACAGCAGCGTCATAGACTTACACACGGCTGCCAAGGCAATCGGGCTGCAGGAACACGAGATCAAGGCAACCATTGGCAGCGGGTTCAAGCGCGGCAGCGAAAACCCGAAGCAGCTCGAAAACGATGACGCGGTGCCGTTTCAGCCGAGCGAGATGGATCGCCTGATCGTGCGCTTGGCCAGCAAGGATCTGCTGATCCGCGACGAGGAAACGCGCGCCGAGAAAATCGCAAAGGCGCAGGCCGCGTGGGAGCGCAGCGTGCCAATATCACGCGAGAACAAGGACGCCGTCAGACCGGCGCTGCTGTACCTGAACAACCGTGGAATGCGCGCAGGCGTGGCGGAGGGCGTCGCGCGGTTCAGCCCCAGCTTATACGACGGGCCAGCGATACTATTCCCCGCGACCAACGCCGAGGGCGACGTCTGCGGCGTGCAGGCGGTGCTGCTGACTCCGGACGGGAAGAAGCGCGAGCACAATAACATCAACAAGTATTCACGCGGCAGCCTCGTCGGTAATGCCATGCGGATCGGCGACCAGCACGAGGGCGGCGCGATCATATTGGTCGAGGGTCCAGAGGACGCGCTGAGCGTAAGGCAGGCGATCATGGGCCATGTGGAGGCGACAATCGTCTGCACGTTTGGCAAGTCGGGCATGAAGACGTTTAACGCGCCAAGAGCCAGCGACGTCACGATCTGCGCAGACCCTGACCTCGACGTGGAGGCGGTGTCGGACGTGCTGCGAGGCGACGGCAGCACAGACGTCCACGTCGTGCGCTTCGACGCGCTGGGCGTGGAAAACGTAAAGGATGCCAACGACTACCTGCAGGAAGCGGGCGCGGAGAAGCTGCGCGAGGCGCTGGCGCTGGCGAAGCCGGTCGAGGAAGTAAAGCAGGAGCGCATCGCAGGAGAGCGCCAGTGGCCAACCGCATACGAGCCGATAGATCCCGCAACAATACCGGCGCGGCGGTGGATCTACGGGCAGCATTACGTGCGAGGCCATGTCAGCGTGCTTGCCTCGGCGGGCGGCGTCGGGAAGACGTCGCTGCAGATTGTGGAGGCTCTGTGCATCGGAACGGGCAAGCCGCTGCTGGGCGAGGCCATACACGAGCCGTGCAAGGTGTGGATTATCAACCTCGAAGACCCGCTGGAGGAGATGCAAAGACGCCTCGCGGCGGCGATGCTGCACTACGGCGTCACCGCCGAGGAAATACGGGGGCGCTTGTTCCTCGACGCCGGCAGGAGCTTGAACATGGTCTTCGCAAACCAAGGACGCGACGGGATCGAGGTCAACGACGAGATGCTCGACTACATGGCGGCCAAGATAAAGGAAAACGACATCGGCATGGTGATGATCGACCCGTGGGTTGGCGCGAACCAGATCAACGAGAACGACAACGTGGCCATGAATGCAGCCGTCGGTGCCGTGCGTAGCGTTTGCGACGAGACAGACTGCGCGGTGGCGCTGGTGCATCACATCCGCAAGGGCAACGGCGACGAGGCAACCATAGACAGCGTCAGGGGCGCGGGGTCGCTGATCGGGGCGGCGCGTGCGGCGCGGGTCATAAACAAGATCAGCGCGGAAGACGCGCAGAAGCTCGGCGTAAGCGAAGCGGAGAGCCTCGGCATATTCCGCGTGGACGACGGCAAGGCAAACTTGGCACCGCCAGCCGCGAAGGCGGTCTACCGGCGCATGGTGGGCGTGCAGCTGCCAAACATGGAATATGTCGGCGTGGCCACGGAATATGCGATGCCGGATCTCTTCGACGGCGTGTCGGCGCGCGACGCGATGAAGGTGCAGCGCGCGGTGGGCGACGCGGAAACGCAGGGCGAGCCGCTCCGCGCAAACGTGCAGGCCAAGACGTGGGTCGGCGTCACGGTGGCAGACGTGCTGGGGCTGGACTTGGAGAAGCGCCACGAGAAGGCGAAGGCCAAGGCGATTGTGGCCAAGTGGATCGAGAACGGCGTGCTGCGCAAGACGTCTGCGCCAAGCAAGCGTGACGGCAGGGAGGTGCCGTGCGTTGTGGTGGGTGACTGGATAACCGGAGAGGAGGCTGGGGTATGATGGCCAGCGAGATGGGTGGCGTTTGGGGCGTTTCCGCACGTTCCGCACTTACCGCACTTACGGTGCGGCGTGGTGCCGAGGGTGCGGCAAATACGGCAAGAAATCTTCCGCCGCACCACTTGCATATATATATGCAAGGTGCGGAGAGAAGTGCGGGCGTATTTATTGAAGGTGCGGAGATTGGTTTGATGGGAATGCGTAGGGGGCATGGTCATGGTTAAGCAGAAAGGGCGTCGCCCTACGGCAAAGCAGATAGCGTCGAAGGGGAAGTTTACGGTTGGTGAAAAGACGGAGCCTATACCGGCGGCTGTCTGGGGTCAGCTGGAACCGCTCGATCGGGTGGCGAGGGAAATGACGGAGCGGTGGGGTGATACGCTGCCGTCGCTGGTCACGCCGGATCTGGCAGGCAAGTTCGAGGCAGCCTACGAGGCGCTGAAGGAGGCGATCGTTGAGCGTGACGTCGTCAGGACGAACAAGATCGCCACGCAGCTCATGGCGGGGTGGAAGCGCATGGAAGCGGAAGCGGAGGGCGCGGGGCATAAGCCGCTGTCGCCGCACGCTTGGTGCGTGGAGCTGGATGGCGGGCAGATCGTGTGCTTCGCAAGGCAGGGATGCGCTGAGCTGCGCAAGCGGTATCCGCAGTGGGTGGTCTACTCGTTCGAGGATGCCGCGTGCGTGCTGAAGCAGCACTTCAGCGAGGCGTTTCTGCAGAAGGCGTTTGAGACGTTCCCCAACGCGAAGGTGACGCGTGTGGTGGATGGACATGGAAACGATAACATAGAGGATGATATACCATGGTGACGAGGGAAGACGTGTTGCGCACAGCCGGTGAGCTTATCACGGGCGACAGGCAGGCGACCTACGGGTCGGCGAAGGACAGCCACGCGAGGATCGCTGGCATGTGGTCAAGCTATCTCGGCGTGGACGTGACCGAGGTGGACGTGGCAGCGATGATGGTGCTGCTGAAGGTGTCGCGATCGCGCGCCAGCGACCACTCGGACAACTGGGTGGACGTGTGCGGCTACGCTGCGATAGCGGGCGAATTGGAGGCGTCAGGTGGGTAGGGTAGCCTGCGAGGCGTTTGGGTGTCTCAGCGAGGCTCTGAGGGAGCGTGAGGGCGTGTTTAGCCTCTGCGGCAGACACGCCGACGCTCAGACGCCCGCGCGCGAATACGCATTTTTTACCAAATGGTCAAATTTTGCGATGTCGCAGCGCAGCAATATCGCCAACGATACAACCATAGATAGGTGTAAAACGCTAACATGCTGATATTGCTACATAATAAATTTAACATAATAACGATTATGCGATTTCAGCTGCAGATCCTGACCGTTTGGTCAAATTTACCCCCCCCACTTCGCGCTTCGACGGGGGCGTGTGTGTATAGAAAAGCGCACACAC